GGTTGCAGCGTGGTTTTTCAAATTTGAGTTGATTGGTCCAACTTGTTCATTTGAATCAATCACGAGAGTTTCAATAATTTCAGTTATTTCATTTATTGTGTTTTCCATGTTGTCTCGGTGGATATGGGCAGGGTATTCAGGTGTTTTAACCGGTGCTCTGCTGTCATATTCATCCATCTGATCTTTGACCGTTGCATAATCCGAGTGTGACCCCGGGAAGTAGCGTTATTTTGCCCAAATCGCTGCCAGCTCATTATACGTGAGCAATTCCAACCTTGGTTCTTTGTCAAGGAGTTTTCGTCTAAAAGCTACGAATTCTATTGGGCCATAGAAAAACATTGAACGAAGAGCTGCATTGCAGTTGTCAGATGTAGCTTTCAATGCATCCTTATTATTTTTGTTCAATCGTATCCAGTTGCACATTTCTTCTAATGATTCTTTTTCCGCGAGAGGAAGATAGTAACCCTCATCATAACGGGTAGTACATTTAAGGAAAGACAAGTCGTTGACATCTCGTTGTTTGACGAGATTGTCAGACTTATCTACTGAGGTATAAGTAATACCATGTTTCCTCAAATATTCACCATAAGAATCTGCATTAAAATATTGCAAAATGTCTGGTGCACAAACCTGGACAGTGTCATCTCCACCACGTTTACCGCGCGTATATTTTTTATACGCACGAATAGTCGCAAAGAGAGCAGTATCACTGTTCAAAGTGTTATTTCTCATAATGTGTAAATAAGCGGAACGATGTAAAATCTCGTTTATAACACAATTTTCGAGAAAAGTCAAAAGAGCACCGGAAGCTAAAGTTCCATTTGCTTTGTATGCCGAAGACCCACAGATATAAGTAGGATCAGTCATCAATTCGTGCAAAGCTACACGTTCTACAAGTCCAATTTGATCAACAACCGGTGAAATTAATATTTCAAAAGCTGCTGATCTCAATTCTTTACACATTGAAGTGTCCCAGTTCTTGGTATCTCCGTCAAAACCTTCATCTCCAGCTTCTCGTAAATACGAGATCATGTCATGCCACTCGACTGATATTCTATCGAGTGAAGTAGCAGCATATGTTTGACCAGCATTATAGTAAACAAGCATTGTAGCGTGAAAATATCTTCGACTAATTAAATAGTGTACAATATTTCCATTAGCAAACAAGCGTGATTTCGGTTCATTATAAATTTTTCTAAGAGGTAATCTCTCATCTTTCACAGTCAAAGCAAACGGTAAAAACGGTACGATACCCTTTTCAAGATTCAAACAAGCAGCTTGATAATCACTTCTCAAACGAGAACCCATTTCCAAAACATTGTTTGTGTTCATAATTAATTTGTTCTTTGTTATCGATTCACAATTATATGGCCATCCACAAGATGTATTCATAGGAATAGAACTGCTTCCATTCCAATGAGGAACACCATTCAAAACTTCATCCTGAAAGAGAAGTCTTGGTTTGATGGAAGATTTGGCGACCATTGCTCTCAGTTCTTGTATTAAGGACTCTTTTGCTTCAAATAATTCCGAAGGTTTGAAATGAACAATAGTGCCAAACTTTTTGTTCAAAGT